ATGAAAATCAAACTAAAAGGAGACCTCGACTCCGAACTAATCGCCATCGGCCTGAAGCCTGGCGATATCATCGAGGCAACAGCAGATCCGGTTAGTAAAGTTGGTGCAATGCACTTTGATGTTCACCATCACAGCACAAAATACAGTTGTGTTGTTTGGCCAGTAAACTATCAAATAGTAACAGGAAAGGAATATCGAATGCAACTGATTGAAAGAGGGCTTAAAATGCCTGTAACTCGAGTTGAAGTCGAACACTTTTTAAAACACAATCCAATCGAGAATTATGATATCGAACCACCTGAAGAGTTTTTTCAAAGAGTAATAGTTGAAAGAAAGTTTGGACAAAGAAAAACCGTAATTAAATAATTGTCAAACCTGCGTCCCCACGCCAAAACCAAACAAACATGAGAGAATTAATCATCACTCCGCAGCTCGCAAATGAAGCTGCATTGAAAGGCAAACCAGCCATTTTGTCTATCTCTAAAATGAACATGGCATTTAACCAGGCTGCTAATGCCAGGCTTGCCCTGAGGGAAGGAGTATTTTTTCAGCTTCAGATCAGGGATGGAAAATTATTTTATAAAGAAGTTTTTCCAAAGAATCACGATGAATCAAAGCCAGAAAATCAAGGATTTCAAATTAAGAAAGTAGGAGAGAAGTTTACCAGTGTAATTTCTCCTGGTACTTATGTAATCTGTCAGGAGAACATTAAGAAAACCGGCAAAACGATGCGTTTTGAAATTCAAGACATTAAAGATGGCCTTCGCGAACTTAAATTTACGGAGGCTTAACCATGGAACTTAAACGATATAAAATCCTTTACAACCTCCTGGTTAATGGCGAAGAATACCCAAATAGCATTGAGATATCAGCCATTGACCAAACTGAAGCAAAGGATAAGTTCAAGAAGATGTTTCGCGAACGATATGATACTGAGTACCAAATCAGAGAGGTACAAGCCATATGAGAGAGCTACGTATCGCCAGCCGGCCAATGATCAATAATCTCCTTGAAAATACTGAGATTTCGATTTTCGCTTACAAAACATCTAAGGTACTTGAGACCGATAAATCGAAGATCGAAGCCATAGACGCAAAGATCAAGGAAAATGAAGAGCTTGCTGAAGCTCTGCGCGATATCCTTAATTCAGACAAAGGATAACTCCCCCCGGCCCCCGAGGCTATCACTGTATATTTAGGCATTATGCCGTTTTTTCTCAAAAACGTCTGGCATGAAAACTACAATTGTTTCCATCAGGCCGAAAACCGGCCGACTGCTTTGGATTGAGAATGAAACTTATAAAAATATTGTGGTGGCCGTCGGGCCTTTTAGCAATCTGCAGTTTACAAAATCAAAACTCAGGCACGATCCGGCCTGGAAGAATGGTAAATTCAAAATAACCTACTAATGACTATATCTGAGCAAATCAAAGGTACCAAGGCTCTAGCGTCAGATGCTTCTGACGCGAATAAAGAGCTTTTAAATAGTGTTGTCGAAAGCCTGAAAATTCTTAAAAATGTTTACGGCAACACCAAATCTGAATCTGTAATTGTCTCAATGAGTATCACTGACTACAAGCAATTTCAGGATTTTAAAAACTTTCAACACTTCATCAAAACAACTGAAAAACAAGAGAAAGAAAAAACTGCAGATTCTCCTCCGGAAGCCGAAATAATACCGGCAATGCAATTGATCATTTCTGAGCCTACCGAATTATGAGATACATAGATCAGGAAAAAATCTACGATCTAACCGACCAGGGACTGACTATTTTTCAGCATTACTTCCCGTCTGATGATCTTCGAAGTCCGAAGGCATTCATTAAGCTCCGGGATTCTGAGAAAACAGCCAGTGCCCGGGTCACATGGTTTCAGGGTTTCTGGCGAATTACCGACTTTGGCCAGCAGGACCAGGTGAATGGAATGAAAGCCATCGATTTCGTTGTTTGGCGTGAGCAATTGCCTTATTATGATGCATTGCTTTTTATTGAAAACGTTATTATTGGTCGCACTGTCGAAGGAAAAGACTTTACCCGATCAAAATGGTCAGCCGATTATGAAATGCGCGAAATGCAGCCAGCTGACAAGAAAGGTGAGTATAATTTCATCTACAAACAAAAGCCATCTGCAGATGATCTGAGCGCGATCGGTCGCTATGTCACAGCTGATATCCTTGAAAAATTCAACTGCCGGTCAGTGGAGCAATATGAGTATTGCAATACTTCTAAAAAGTTAAACCGGGATGTGGTACACATCTTCAAGGCCACAAAGGATTATCCGATTTTTGTTTTTGACTATGGCGACTTCAAAAAACTCTACCGGCCGCATGAGCAGGAAAAGAAAAACCGATTCCTGTACATCGGCAAAAAGCCCAAGGATTTTATTTATGGGCTTGAGCAGCTCCAGGATGCAAAAAGCGAATTTACCGATGATGATGATCAGGGTGGTGTAGTTGCTCCAGAAGATAAACCCTCAGCCCGTGTAATTGATCTTTTTCGATGTTCGGGCGAATCAGATGCGCTCAATCTTGCTGCAATCGGATTTCATGTGTACTGGCTAAACAGCGAATCTGCTGATCTTGATTACAAATCATTTAAGATGTTGGATGAAATGTGTCAGAGCCATTATCAAATTATGGATCTGGATCCAACCGGCCAGGATCAGGCCATGAAAAATGCAATGAAGCATATCAATCTATACACGGTTGAATTGCCTGAATGGCTCAAATACAAAAAAGATTTCAGAGGTAATCCCTGTAAGGACCTTAAAGATTTTATCAACCTTTCCGGAGATGATTTTGACAGCACCCGGTTCGATTTTCTTGTACTGAAGAACTCAGCAAAGCGCGTGAGGTTCTGGAACAAGCATAAAGATAAAAAATCAGGTACCGACAACTACAACATCGATATGCAGGATTATTTCTTCTTCCTGCGTGCAAATGGTTTTTATCAGGCCGAGAGCATTTACCACAAAAGAGCCGGTTACTGCTATGTTAAGGTTAACGGGAAAGTGGTGGAGCTGATCTCTCCGGAGGATTTTAAGCGCATCGCAAAGCGATTTACCATGGAGTGGGTTGAAAACCGCAAGTTGATGGATGCAAAGAAGATCCTCAATAAGATTACCGGCAGCAACCAGATAAGCGAAGAGCAGATGTCGACCATCCGCCGGGTAAACCTTGAGTTCAGGAACCACACACCTACCACTGAGTATTTGTACTTCCGGAATGGAGCAATTAAAATTACCCTGGATAAAATTGAGAAAATACCTCATTCCGATATCAAGAACTACATTTTAGGCGGATTAACAGTTAATAACCAGGTTATTACTCATCTCATAGATAAGGATATCAGGGTAATTGATCAGCCGCCTGTTGAAGTAAGCCATACACCTGAATTTCAGGCCCTGATTGATCAGCAATCTTCGCTTGATATGAACACTCAATCTGATCAGCTGATTCAGATAAATGAAGCAATTGCTTCGTTCCCGGATGTGGATAAATACACACTGAAGGTAAATGATCCGGATTTCTTTTTTATCAGATTCCTTCGCGATTTATCTCATCTCCATTGGCGCAAAGAGCTTGAGCAAAAAGTAAAACTTACTGAACTCGAGCGCAAGGAACAGGATCTTTGCTTCATTAATTTGCTCTTCTTTTTCGGCTTTCATTGTGCACAGTACAAAGATCCAGGCAAGCCTTGGGTAACTTTTCTACAGGACTCGCGCATATCTGAAATCGGGATGGCCAGTGGCCGATCCGGGAAAAGTCTCGTGCAGATGGCGCCCACGTTTTGCCGGGCATCGTTTTACATCGGTGGCCGTGCATTGAACCAGGAAAAGGCTTTTGAATTCGTTTATGATGGCCTTACTGAGTTTCACGATTACATTCAGGTTGATGACCTTCATGAGTATGCCCTCTTCAGTAATTTCTATACTGAAATTACCGGAAATCGTAAAATCAACCCTAAGAATTACGCGGCCATAACGCTTAAATATGCCGATTCAGGTAAGATGTCGTTCAGTAGCAATTTCGAGCTACAGAACGTTGACAGCTCAACCATCGGCCGTATTATCTACTCTGTTGTATCTGACTACTTCCACGAGCGTACAAAATACAACGACTACCGCGAAACCATAACACCTTTGACTAAATACGGGCGCCGTATTTACGATGATTTCACCGACGAAGAGTGGGTAAAGTTTTACAATCTTATGGCATATTCGGTGCAGCTGCAGATGAGATTTCATAAAATTCAGCCGCCAACCGGCAACATCGAGAAACGACAGCTCCGCCGGATCATGGCTCAGGGACTTGGACGTGATGAAGAATTTATGCGCTGGGCAAACGATTACTTTATCAACCGGCCGGCTGGACTTATTGGCGATATCTCGCCCGACGAAAATGCTTATTTCAACACATTATTCCTTAAAGAAAAAGCATTTGATAATTTTTCGCTTCAGCTCACGCAAAAGCAGAAACATGATTATAAGATCGCAAAATTTAAAAAGCACCTTGATGCCTGGTGTGAATACAACGATTTTGAACTCAATCCGGAAGATGTTTGCACAGATAAGGAAAATCGCAGGATTTTACGATCTATTGACGGAAAAACAAAGGAGCTGATGTACATCAGCACGGCCATCCGCAATGGATCTTCTCCATCCCCCGCACCCCCAATTGATAGTAATGAACCTCCATTTTAATTGTAATGATCATGTTTTTGACTTACGAAACCAAAATAGAAAAACAGTTCAGCACATTGCCCGAAGGCTATGAGCTGATTACTGCCGGCAAACTCGAGCCCGGGGACATTCGATGGAATAATTACGAGGATTGCTGGAACCTTGATGGTATTACCGATGCTGAGAAACATAAAATTGTAATTGGTGACGATATAAAAGGATTTGCAGGCGTATGCCGGAGAAAGGAGGCAAAATGAATTACCATGACGTTCATCGCATTGTTGCACGCTGTTTCGGGCTGAAGGTTAAAGAGCTGATGAGCCACAGTCAGTCAGATCAGATCATCAAAGTACGATCAGCTGCAATACGAATCAATCACGATTTACTCAACTATTCATTCAACCGGCTGAAGCGGATCTACGGTAAGCGATCGCACAACACAATTGGCAATGCATACCGCAATTCCTGCGATCTGTACGATACTGATAAGCTGTACCGCGATCTATACGACAAAGCTCATGCTGAAGCAGTGAATTTTTTGGCCGCATGGAAGCCACGTAAACAGCTCTATAATTTGCATTACAGATTGCGCGAAAAAAAACTGAGGGTTGATAGCAAACACCGGATAGTGAGCATCAATCCTGATAAGGAATCTCTGATCACAGCATCCGGCCAGTTAAAAAAGTTGCTGAAGCAACATAATTACTCAGTTCAATACTCACTCATATGAATACAACTCAACCAGAAGTATACAAAGGGCACTTCGATCGCTGGATATACAAAACACTTCCACCGACCATGAGAGTAGCAAAAACAACTGACTTTGTCGATTCCCGGGGCGTTGAAATTGCAGGCGTGCATTTTCTCGTTCACAGTTATCACAGTAACCACTATGAGCATCATATATCCGCCCCCGGAGTCATTGAAAAATTCAAGCCCTGGATTGATGATAACAGATGCTATGTAACCGCCTGATTATGGTACATGAAATTACACTTCTCCGGAAAGGATTTCGCCGGTACCCTTTGTGGGACTGGAAATCAATCGGAATAGAGCATTACCGGCTCGATATGCCCGGGACCATAATCCGGGCATATCTCAGCCGAATTTCAGGGCCTCTTGTCTGCCATCTGGCCGTGGCTCAATCAGAAAACGATGTATTTGAATACATCTCCATTTCAAGCGAATTAAAAATTGATCAATTACTTCACCAAAAACAACAAGTATAATGACCACACAAGAAAAATACAAACACGTTGCATCCGGCAAGTTTGTGCTTAAAGCCAGGAGAAAACCGAAGCAGAATATTTGGGAAATTACTTATTACAATCTGGGTTCCTACAATATCTGGAGCTGGGATCGCTTCGAAACTAAAGAACTGTGCGAAGAAAAAATTAAGCGCATGGTTGAAGAATCTCCAAATAAGTTCGTCGCTGAAATTGAACCCGGAGTGGAGGCCGGCCAAAATGCTTAAAACAGAAAATGGCACAACCACAATCACATGTGATAAGTGCAACACACAAACCAGTGCTATTGAAAGTGAATACAATGAAGTGTTTTTTAAAGAAGGATGGGGGTTATACCCACATGCGAGAAAATACACTCATTTATGTAGTCAATGCCAACCGTCCAGAGCAATCAAAGCCCGTGCATTTGTGGCAAAGAATTTCCCTTTTTCTAATAAATAAAACCAACCGACACAGTATGAAATACCACATTTCACACACCTACAAAGCAGCTGGAGTTCACATCGTGTTAACTCCGGCCGAGATTACTGAAGCTGAGTTCTGGAGCCGGGTTGAGAAAAACACCCGCCGGGTTGTATTAAAGGAACCAGAAAAGTACGAGCAGATCTTGTCGCAGGTAAAAGAGCACCTGAATTCAGGCGTAGGACCGCTGACGATCGGCGGCCAAACATTTGAGATTATATCAAACTGAAGGAGGACTGAAAATGGATCAAAAAAACATACACGATTACCTGAACAGCGTAAAATCAGATTACTTAAATCAGGATAATCATAAGTTCTACCCATTTCACGTATTTACTGGTGGATTCAACATATCAACGATCGAAAATGAATTTCATCATTGCCCATGTTGTGGGAAATATCTTCCTTCAAATACAGCTGGTTACTGGTCATGCTATGTCCTATTTGAAAGTTATGATAAAATAAGCTTTCGTTGCAGCAAAAAAGAATTGCCTGAAGGTTCTCTCGACTACTATTCACAAATACATGGATTCCGCGACCCGATAACCCTCCCTGATGAATGGAAAAACTTAGAGCCATATTACTCAATTTTCGGGCGTTTACTTACTGAATCAGCTAAGTATAAATTGAGAAAGTATTCAAAAGTATCAATTGAAATAATGCTCAAGGACTTTCATATGTCTGATAGGCATAGTGGCGGTACATATATCGGTCCAGGAGATGATAAGGCAACTATTTATCTGTATATTGACAATTTAGCTTTTCACATATCTCCGGAGGTTTATCGAGACTCTAAACCTCTTATGAAATTTTCAGAATCCGATGTTGTAAAAGCAATAAACAAAGTGCTGGATTACAATTACACAAAACAAATGTCACTGTTTTAAAGAAACCACAAACATCATGGAAATTCCCGAACTTAAAAAACAATTCGCCCTAACTCTGTACGAGAGTGAGATACTGATCACCACTGAGAAAACCAGATTACAGGCTTATCAGGAGAATATATCCATCAAGCATAGACTCATGATTGGATGGCATGATTGGATTGAAACAAATCAAAATGCGCTCAATTATTACGAGTGCTGCGGCATCTTAATCCTGTTTGGTATTGAGCCTCCATCATTCCAGGAACTGTGTGGTTTGTTGTCAATCAAATTAACAGAAGAAATTAATGTTTGCCAGGATTGCAGAGAAAAAGATGTTTTAATAACACACTTAAATCAATGCATTGAACAGCAAAAGGGTTCAATAAAAATGCTTCATGAAGAGTTGGGCAAAAATTGAATAGACAACAAAACACCCGAACGAAGCAGATGGGAGAATCAAAAATAAAAAATGCCTTGGGAGGGCTTTGTAAAACCCAAATTACAAGATGACAGAGAATCAAAATTTCGGACAAGCTATTGAAGCCTTGAAACAAGGTAAGAGAGTAGCAAGGCAAGGATGGAACGGGAAAGGAATGTTCCTTTTTATGCGTCCTGCCGATGAGCTAAACATTGATTTTGTGGTAAATAAAGTGAAATCACTGCCACAAAGCGTTAAAGAATATTATCGGCAAGATATTGTTGATGAGAAAGGGAATCCGCTTCCCTTTGAAATAGACGATGTGGTTAAGTTTACTGCATACATTTGTATGAAAGCTGCAGATGGAACAATTGTAAACGGATGGTTTGCATCACAAATCGACATGCTTTCAGAAGATTGGACAATCCTGGATTAAAAAGAAGATCCTTCCACAATCCTAATCCCCGGCACATTCAATTGCGCCGGGGATTCTTTTTTTTAAGTCACGCCTGGCGAAGCCAGATATCCGCCCCGGGCGGATACCATATAACCCAGCTGCACAGGAAACACACACAGATATACAAAGGAAAACTTCGAGAAAATTTACATCTTTTCGACGACACCACCCCCAACCCCAGTATGATAATTTTTTGTAATTTGTAATAATAAGAGATAAGGAACAGAAAAACAGAAAGTTAAGCTATTACAAATAAATTACAAACTAAAAAGTTAGTTTGTAATTTTCCGAAATTGTAATTTTTTCTCAGGCAGAATAGGAGTGCTTCAACCCAAAAGTTTAAAAATGCTTAAAATTTGTAATTGCTCATAATCAACTACATAGCTCTAAAATTACAACCCAAAAAAAAGCCGTTTGTAATTTTGTAATTACTGATTGTCAGTACATTACAAAGGTTTTTTTTTCAAATTACAAATTTTTGAAGCTTTTTTGTATGTTTCTTACGGGGTGTGATTTCGTGTTATTGTTGCCATGTCAGTAATATGCCGTTTTTGCGAAAACAAAAATTAAGATTACAGTTGTAACTTTTCCACATGTATACTACAACTGAAAACCGCACCATCAAACTGGTTCTCCGTAAATCAAGCTCCGAGAACTATCTGAGATTTGTATTTAATTCCCCGGCCGGGCAACCGGTTATTATAACCAGGGATCACGAGCTTGGGCAATATCTATTCTCCAGGGTGCGAACCGGTGGCAGTGTCAGGTACCGGAAACCCGATTTTGAAGGAATAGAAATCAACCTGATTATGCCGGCCCACGGAAACGACTGCGGACGTCATAAATTTAGCCTTTACAGTCAGGAAGATATGGTCCGTATAAATGACTTTATTGAAAGCTGTGCATACCTCGACTTTCGAATGATGGTGCAAACCGGAAACATTGATCTGAAGATGGATAAAAAAACTGTCATCAGCATTTATTCCGACCTCTTTTATGGTGAGGATAAATACGAAATGTTGAAGAAAGATGAGTACCGGAAGCGTAAAAAGATAAAGGAGTTACTTCAAAACGCTGCCAAATGGTTGAATTACAAGTAATAAAATAATTTATCAGTGATTTGTCCCCTTTAGGGTGCCAAATCGCTGATTTAAACCCTGCAAATATGTTAGTAATCGAAATCGCTTACAAGTATGAATCCGGAGAGGCATACACCCTATTGCCGATTAGGCTGATGTCCGGTTCAATTTCACTTCAGGGTTCACCCTCCAGATCCGGATTTAATGAACAGGCTGAATGCAATGCTTATATACCCTATTTATCTGATGAGATGGATGCGGTTATTTTCAAACTCTCAAAACTGGGTGGTATCTTCATAGTTAAGGATACAAGTAACCTATTCCACGAGCTAGGCAATGACGAGGTAAAAGCAATGTTGAAATATAAACGGATCAATCCTGGACAGCCTGGCGGAAAGTATGGGTATGAATTACAAATTACATTTTCTTCACCCTCCGGAATACCTGTTCAGTCCTTTAACAGCTCTGCTTCATAATATAATATTGTAGAAACAAATTTATTCATGATGCGGGCATTTCAACCACACTTAGTTTCTGCGATTCTCACCGAACCTTGGGCGATCTATGAAAAGGTAGTTTCAGACTATGCACCAATTGTGCTTAACATTCTGAATAAGGATGTTGTTTTTGATGCCGGTGAACCAGTTTTACCGAGTGCAATAAGTGTAAATGCACGAAATTCATCAGGATCAGTTTCACCTTCCAGTGATCCTGTTAATGTTTCCGTAATCACCATTGCCGGCCCTCTGACAAAAAACGATCAGTTTTGCGGTCCGGCCGGTACCAAAAGCATCGGTAACTGGATAAAGCAGGCAGATAAAGATCCTTCAATTGGTGCTATAGTTTTAAATATCGACAGTCCTGGTGGAACTGTCAATGGTACCGAAGAACTCGGTAACATCATCAGGCAAACAAAAAAGCCAATAATTGCATTTATTGAAGATATGGCTGCTTCAGCTGCCTATTGGTTAGCTGCAGCATGCGATGAAATCATCGCAAATAATTCAACTGCCCAGGTTGGAAGTATTGGCGTACTTACGTCATTCATGGATATGCAGCCGGCACTTGAATTGCAGGGTTACAAATTCCATTTGATCACAGCTCCTCAGTCAACCGACAAAGTAAAAACCTGGCAACAGTTAAGGTCAGGAAATTATGAAGAGTACAAAGAAAATGTACTGAAACCCCTGGCTCAGAAATTTATTGATTCCGTTAAATCCGACAGGCCATCAGCTGAAGACAAACACTTCACAGCTGATATTTATTTTGCCCAGGATGTTGTGGGATCTTTGATTGACAAAATTGGAAACTTTGATTCTGCAGTATCAAGAGCTGCTGAATTATCACTTACATCAGCCTACTTACCCAATCCCAATACCAAATTAAATATGAACAAACCTGATCTGAAGAGGCTTGCAAAAGCTTCAGGAGTGCCAACACTCGAGAGTGTTGATGGCTCCATCACTCTTACTGCTGAACAGGCTGTAGCTGTTGAAGGTGCTCTTGAGGCGCATGAAACATCTAATGCAACCTTGTCTCAGAAAGTAACGGACTCTTCCAACCAGCAGGCGCGAGTTACTGAACTTGAAGGACAACTTCAGACAGCAAACGAGCGTATTGCGGAACTCGAAAAAGATCCTGCAGAAACAACTGCTGATCTTAACAAAGAAACCGATGCCAATGGCGGAGGGGTAAATGATGAATCATTCTTCGCACGTCTAGGACGTCTTTCTAACCAGAACAAATAATTAAAATGTCAGTTGCAATTCATGAATTATTGATTGCTGCAGGTACAAAGTACCGCAAAGATCTTCTCACCATGCCCGTTGCCGAGCTGGCTCCTATTCTCAGATACATGTCGCTTAAAACCGGTATGCAGGGAAAAGAAGTTGGCGGTATTCTTACCACCGATGCTCAGCTGAGGCCATATCGCACCGATAAGGGCGCGAGCGACAATACCACTATCAATCCATTCGAATGGGAAACATTCCTTGGTGACGTGGTAAAAGAGTTTGACCCAAATGCCATTCTTGGCACACTCTACACCGAGGCAACTTCAAAGAAGCCCGATCAGCGCGAAATTGCACGCCTTGTTGCCATGGAAATGGCCCGCAAGGTTGGCGAAGCTCTTCGCCAGAATATGTTTACTGCTGTGCGTGATGGCGCTGGTGATACCACTGCCGATCTCTTCGACGGGTTTAGTACTCTTTTAACAAAAGCGATAGCAGCAAATAAACTTACTGCAGCGCTCAACAACTATCAGGATCTTACCAGTGAAGCAATGACCAGTGCAAACTGTGGTGACATTCTGAAGGAATCATACCGTTCAATGAATTCATTGCTCAAAGGTCGCCCTGTTAACCTGTATCTTCCTGATTCAGTACTCGACATGTACGAGGATTGGTATCAGATTGAGCATGGTCACGCTCCATGGAATGATGGTTTTGATCAGAGCAAGAAAACACTCGTCGGTTCACGCGGAAAATGTTCTTTCGTTCCTCTCGACAATATGGAGGGACAGCCTTACGCAATCTTCACTGTTAAAGAAAACATGAAGGTTGGTGTTGACCAGGAATCCGATAAGGAAACCGTTGAAATTCGCCGTCCTGACAATCCAAAACTTGTTCAGTTCTTCATGATGGCCTACTTTGGAGTAGGATTTGAAACCCTCGACAAGAGGTTTATGAATGTAATCGAAATCAACACAGGAGAGGAGGCCAGCTAATGTCACTATTTGCAAGTCTTCCCTGGAATGATGGCCAGATTAACCCATCAGGGATAAAAACAACCATTTACTGGATTCCAAAATCCCAGTTAGCACGCCCTTTGCCTAAGGTAAATCCGGCACCTGTTACACCAGCTGAGAACACAAGCCTCAGCGGCGATTTTGAACCAACCGGAGCCAATAAGTGGAAAAAGTTGTACACCACCCAGGGAAAGGGTAAAGTGTTTTTCGAACCGGTAGGGGAGAAGGATCATAAGATGTTCTTGAATAAAGGAACATTTTCTTTCCCCGATATCTCACCTGAAGCGCTGAGCCTGGCAAAGCAGACTATCAATAGCAATATTGTTATGGTTGTACCTATGCCACACGAAACTGAAAAACGGTTTGTTGTACTCGGCGATGAGGATTATGATGTTACCGTGAGCACAAAAGGCGATTCAGGAGATGCTCCCGGATCAGCTAAAGGATTAATAATTGAAATCGAAGTTCCATCAAGTACTCCTTTGCCATATTATAAGGGTATACTCGAGCTTGAGGATGGAACATTAGATTGTGAGACCGGAGTATTTACTCCTAACGCATCTTAATTGATGCTTGCGATTCAATGTTGAAGCCCTGCCCTGATGGGCAGGGCTTTTTTTTAAAACCCCAACCCTATGAACCTTAAAGAACAAATTAAAGAATGGTTAGAATCTGAAGAAAAAGACTTCAACCAGGGATTACAGCTCTATATTGAAGCTTCCCACAACCGCAGTGTAATGCTTTACCTGCAGAGAAAAAACAATCATGAAAAACTTACTTATGAGCTGAATAAGCTTTTAAAGCAAGTTCCTGCACGGCTTGAAAAGCAGCAGGCCATTCCATTCGCCTCCAAGGCAAATATTACCAACAAAAAATCCCGGAATCGGGTCGAAAAATCTTCCACACATAAAATACTTCAGCCACGAAAAATCGACAGGGAGAAACTACCTGAAGATTTACAAAAGGTTTACGATTCAGTTGGAGATCAGTATAAGATCCAGCGCAATCTTCATGAAAAGATGAAGCTGGCCGAGACCGATGAATCCCGGGCTCAGTTGCGTGAACAACTTGTTGAAGTTGATGACTACATTTCAAAGGCATGGAATGCCATTGATTTGTTTATCAAAACAGGCCAGGAGCCAAAATCCGAAGATAAAAAGGACGTTGATAAACTAAAGGCAATTAATTCAGCACGTTCATACATCAGCAAAGGATTAAATGCGCTTGAGAAGCTCACTGACAAGAAAAAGGAAGAGCGTATTGCTGCAATTTGCGAACGTGTAGATCTGCTCATTAAACTTGATGTATCTGTTAAAGCCGAAACCAGGGCTGAACTCATCAGGCAGAATGTAATAAAAGAAAACAGCAAGCTGAAGGTTGACTAAAATATTTAACCATGCAGCCTTGTAAAATAGCCGTATTGATCACCACGCACCAGCGTGCCGGTATGCTCCTGGATCTGCTCACGCAATTAAGTGAGCAGCGCCGGGAGCATATTATTTACCCAATCATTGCCATTGATGGACCACAGCCCGGGTATGATGAAGTTTTAAAATATCTGGAAACCGGCTTTCAGCATCACAGTTTACTTGTTAATGCTGAAAATGGTGGTAAAGCCAGATATTGGGAGCTGATTAACTTGCTTTTTGCTGAAGCGCAACGAATGAATGAAATTTATTCGTTTGATTATTTTATTCAGCTACCTGATGATATTTCAATTGCTCCCGATTTTTTCAATGAGGCAATTCATCAATACAGAGCGATTGCAGATCCCCGGGCAATATGTCTAAACCTTCTCAATGATGGCAGAACACAAACCGGATGGACCAGCATACAGCCCAAGGATGTATCATATAGCAGATACGGTTTTATTCGCACTGGATGGGTTGATATGTGCTACATTTCAACATCACGATTCTTTGAGCAGCTGCATTATAAAATCAAACCGGTTAGTCTCAACTGGAGTGCAGATCCAGCCCGATCGAGCGGAGTGGGCATGCAGATAAGCAAGCGGCTCACAGCTCAGGGATATAATATGTTCATGGTTTTTTATAGTCTGGTAGATCATGGCATCCATACAAGCCAGATGCATCCGCAGCATCGTAAAGAAGTGCCTCTTATTGCAAAGATTAAGCAGCCTCGGGATAAAGTAACTGCAGGCATGGCAACCATCCCGGGAAGAGAAAAGTGTTTGCGCGATGCAGTAAACAGCATCATTAACCAGGTTGATGAACTGATTATTACTTTGAATGGTCATCAATCAATTCCTGATTTTCTGAAACACGAAAAAATTAAAGTGATATCAGATCCGGGGAACTCCCGGGGAGATGCCGCAAAGTTTGCGATTCTGGGCGCTCAGGGCTATTTATTTACGCTTGATGATGATTTGATCTATCCATCAGATTATATCGCCAGAATGATCGCCAAAATCGATTTTTACGGCCGAAAAGCTTTGATTTGCCATCATGGTAGGTTTTTCCATAATTTTCCGGTGAAATCTTACTATCATTCACCGGCCAGAATTGTACGCTGCACAGATCATAACCATAAAGACCAGGTGCTCCATATCCCGGGTACCGGTGTTTCAGGCTGGCACAGCTCAACACTTCCGCACCTGGCCATCAATCATTTTTATGTTCCCAATATGAGTGATATCTGGATGGGCATTTATTGTAAAATCAATGATGTTCAGGTTATCGGTTGCGAACACAAAAAATACTGGATCCTGGAGAATTCTGCTTACGATCGCAAAGGTGCAATTTATGCACGTTACAACCGTAACGATGCATTTCAAACTCTATCCATAAACTCTATAGAATGGATGCAATAACATGGATAGATAGCTCCATTGGCATTTACCTGGATAATAAAATACAGGCTCATCATATTTTTGATCTTATGATCAGCGAGCTTCAAACTGCTGATGAGCTTGTTATAAGTTCATTTGCCATCACTGAAGCTTGGGTGCGCCGGTTGATCCGGAATAAAGAAAAGTTGAATCACATCATTCTTGTTCTTGATTTTACAGTTGCTTCCAGGAAAGCAAGAAACACTGATTTTGCTGCACAGAATGTAAATGAACTGTACCTCACAAAGCAGCACAGCAAAACCATTTACATGCGATCCGGGAACCGGCAATTGCTTGCACTCATCAGCAACAATGCAACAAATAACCAACGGTTTGAATCCGGAGTGGTTTTCCGGGACCACCCGGCAATAAATGTTTACCTGCAGAAACTAGAAACAGTTAAAAAAGAGAGTGCCATATGGAGGATCTGAGTAAGATAGAAGAATATGCCGGCTTGTTTCTTACCATCGATGAAATAGCAATTTTGCTGGATTTAGATCCGGCTGAGCTCAGGCGCGATATCAGGCATGGCAAAAGCGCCCGGGCACGAGCATACAACAAAGGTAAGATTCAAAGCATACTTGAAGTTCGCCGGCAAACGGTTGAGTTTGCAAAGAAAGGATCTCCTGCAGCTGAAGAACTGGTAAACACTTACATAATAAACCAGAAGAAAAATGAGTAGGAAAAAGAACCTCGATAAATTCCAGGAGTTGATGTTTCGCGACATGAACGAAATCACCGGATTAACACCGGTGGAAGTTCAGCAGCTGCGCCGCTATAGGTTTGCTTTCACTATGTTGCTCGATAATCCTTCGCTGCCTGACAATTTGCTTAAAGATCATTTGATTGCAGAATACGATATAAGCGAAAGCCAGGCTTATCGTGACTTATCTAACATGAAGGTTATTTTGCCAAATATCAAAAATGCCGGTAAGGAGTGGATTAGATATATTGTGAATGAAGAGCTGAAGGAAGCAATTGGGGAAGCCAAGGCAAGTAACAAGCTCAAAGAAAGGATACTGGCTGTTGCTGCCCTGGCTAAATATAACCGTCTTGATCAGCTGGATGAGGAGGAGATGCCATGGGATGAAATTATCCCGGTACCCATTGAACCCACAAATGATCCAACAGTACTCGGAGTGAAGCCACTCGAAAACAGGGATGAAGAGGTTAAGCGCTTAATTGACAAATACAGGGGAGAAATTGAAATTGAGGATATCGAATATCAGGATCTGAACGATGAGCCAGGAGAAAAAGAAAATATATTTTAACAATCCACAGTTGGAGTTTCGCTATGTTGCTGCGCATACCAGTGTTTTCCTCGGTGGTCGGCGATTGGGTAAAACCCATGGAATTATCTCTCCCTGGTTGCAGCGAAATGCCCAACATATGCCCCGCTCCGGAGGCGGAATTATAGGATCCACTTTTCAGCAACTTTTAACCAGAACCTTGCCAGGCACATTTAAAGCGCTTGAAGATTCAGGTTATCGTCGCAATGTGCATTATTTCATTGGCCGTAAACCTCCCAGTTCTGCAAGTTTCAAGGAACCGGTTATTAAACCAATTGGTTATGATCATGTAATCAGCTGGTATAATGGTTCAGTTCAGTATTTAATTTCCCAGGATATTCCCGGATCCTCGAACTCGCTCACTCTGCAGTATATAATTGGCGATGAGGCGAAGTTTCTTGACTTCGATAAACTTAAAGATGAAACATTTCCGGCCAATGGTGGATTCAAAGGTCCATGGAAGAATTCTCCCTGGCTGAATAGTATGTTGTTTACTTCCGATATGCCCTCCAGCAAAAAAGGATCATGGCTTTTGAACTTTAAAGAAAAGATGGATCCGGAAGTAATTGATTCAATTAAATACCTAGTTTGGAAGATCTATGAACTCAAGCAAAAGCCAAAAACAGAATGGAACCTCCGGAAGCTGAAAGAATATAACCTGGAGCTTGCACAGCTGCGAAGCATTGCAGTTTATTACCGGGAAGTATCAACCATTGAAAATATTGAACTGCTTGGTAAAAAGTACATAGCACAAATGAAGCGAGATCTGCCACCGCTTATTTTCCTGACTTCAATTATGTGCATCCGCCCGGGCAAACTCAAAGATGGTTTTTACCCTTCATTGCGCGAAAAGGTGCATTTTTACACAGCATTCAATAACAGTTATTTGCAGAATCTTGATTACGATTTTGAAAAGGCTCAGGTACAATCATGCCTTCAGGATGCTGATGTGGATCTTCACAGGCCGATTTGCATTGCTTTTGATTACAATGCAAACATTAACTGGCTGGTTGCTGGCCAGGCTGATGGCATAAAGGCAAAGGTTCTGAAATCCTTTTATGTGAAGTATAACCGGAAACTTCGTGAGCTGGTTGATGACTTTTGCGAATACTACCGGCACCATCACTCCAGGGAAGTCACATACTATTATGACAGTACTGCCCTGGGCTCAAACTATGCAGTAAGCAATGAGGATTTTGCATCAGTAATCTGCAGTCAGTTTGAAAAGAACAAATGGACCATCAGGCGGGTATTTCTTGGAAACCCGGCCAAACACCATGAAAAGTATCTTATGATTGATCAGGGCTTGAAAGGACAGAAATATCTTTTGCCTATGCTCAATGTTGACAATAATGAAGCTCTGAAACTTGCGCTTGAACATACTGGTATCCGCATCGGTCCGAATGGATTCCAGAAAGATAAATCTGGCGAGAAGCTTGCCGAAACTGAAGAGGATCTACTCGAGCATAGAACTGATGGTACCGATGCTTTTGATACCCTGATGATTGGAATGTTTCTATTACCTGATCACTCAAGTGGAATAGTACCTTATGGAACAAGTGCCAGTGAAATATGATGATAATAAATAGTAGTAAGATCCTAGCGGTTTGGCTCTTTTTCAGAGCGATAGCGGAGAAAAATGGATAAATAAATCCGGTAGAGCGTACAAACTTTCATGAAAGTTTATTTTTTTGCAAAAAAAATCCCGGCTTTTAGCAGGGGTACGCGGAACACCGCTTTATAAGCGCACCAAGGTCGTACAAGTCTTCTTGTACTCCCTGAGTGCTGCGGTTATTATTTATAGTCCGGGGTCGGCATCAGAAAAGAAATAATCTTCAACCGGATTATTAAGATTGAATAAACAATCGTCGCACGTGTCCGGGTCTTCCATTTCTCCGGCTAAATAGCTTTTAAATTCTTCTTTTGAAAGCTTGAACGTGTCTCCGCAATAACGGCAATAAAATGAATTTTCTGTTGTCATGCTCTTTGATTTTGTGGTGCTTTGCTTATCACTATTTTACCCTGTTCAACTGTAAGGATCACAGTTTCAAAACTGTTGAATCCTGCCTGTTTTAGCCAATTTCCCTCAATTCTCAAAGTAGGGTAAAAAGTCCGCTCGTTGTATTTTCTGTTCCTCGTCTTTTCTTGAATTGTAAGGCTTCGGAATTTGACAAGTTTTCCCATTATGCCGCCCTCCTTTCAGATTGTTGATTAACCTGTAAGTTGCTGAATAAATAACAGATAGGATAAAAATCCATTTTTTTATCCTCGTCTTGTTCTTGGTGTTCAACCCTGTTCAGTTTCTTAGGTGTCGCCCAGACTGCAAAGGCTTTACTTCCGCTTTTTACTCTGTACCCTTTTTTATTCCATTCCCAAAGCGTGTTAAATTCTTGGTGTCCGTCTTGCCTGTAAAACATTTCTATAACTGCTTCGTTTACGGTTTCATATTGCCCCGATTTAACAAGCGGTTTAACTACTTTGCTCAAGGCTTTTAACGCTTCTCTCCGTTCTTTGTGTTGGCTCTTTTCCATAGCTGTAGAAATTAAGGCCGGCCGATCAAATGACCTGCCGGCCGGTTAAAAAAATCAGGCTGCCAAAAGTTTAGATTCAATTTCTGAAATTTTGCTTTTAACATTGTTAATACAAATGTCTATCATGGCTTCAACTGCGCCCGGGTCGTTACTTATGAAATCCTGACCATCACCACCGTTATACAGTTTTAATGAGGTGTTCACATTTATACGGCTTCTGAAATCGTGCAATTTATTCAACTGCTGCAAGTGGTTGTGGTGCTGTTCTGTCAGGAAAAATTTTTCCTGAACTGTGCGAATGATGTCATAAACATTAATCTTTTCCGGCTTTGCTTCCGGTGCTGGCTTTGCTTCCGGTGCTGGTTTTGCTTCCGGTGCTGTTTTACTTTCGGGTTCTTCTGTTTTCTCGCCTGGCTGTTCCTGGCTTTCTGGTTTCAATACCTGCATAACTGGATTGACCTGGTTTAATTCGGTTTCTGTTTGGGCTGCTGCGTTTCCTGCCCTGCGTGTTACTTTTGTCATTGTGTTTGTTTTTGGTGAAACATTAATAGTTTGAAATACACTATAAATATACAACCTATATTTTAAATATGCAAATTTATTTTTTTATAAAACGCTAAATAACAGTTGATTAAGTGTACATAGATATTTTATTTTATCCTGTCGCCTTGTTAGATCACATCAGAATCGTTAAAAATATTTTTTCAATTCCGGAAATGTTTGGCAATCTGAAAGGCTCTCAGATCGCTCCTATTTATTTTATTGTAATCGGTTGAATGTGAGTAAAAAAAGGGGTTAAACAGGGGAACTTTTCCCTTTTTTGCGTCTAAAGATCCCGCGCCGCGCTGAGGGTGCACGGCAATTGCCACATGAATAATTTTATGTAATATGCTGGTGGTGTTCATATGTAGAATGATTCTAAACAGCGGGCGCCGTTGTATGCTCTATCGTGTAAAATTTATAATTTAGCACGATAAACCAATTAAACTATATAATAATGGACAATTCAAGAATTTTAAGAGCATATGTTGCTCCGATTGAAATGATGATAAGAAGGAAATTTACTCAAGCAGAGTTGACAAGTTTTGAAAACAGAGTTGCTGATTTCTATAGACAATGTTGTGAACTGGATAAGAAGAGGTTTATAGATGAGGTAAAACAAGAGTTTGGTTTTGAAGCTGAAATGGCAAGGTTTGTTATAAATGATTTAAAAATCAGTATTATAGCACGGAATGTATTGTTCTTTTTCTGGTTGACAATAGTATCAATGATTTTGTATGCTATAGTTTTAATGAGTAATATTTAGTATCAACTGTTTGTTGACATTATATATTTATGGTGTATATTTGCCTATCGTTTTGGTTCACCTAAAACGAACGTCAAAACAACCGCCAAAAATGTACTTAGTTAACACATTGAACTTAATAGGGGAAACCCTCATATTTCTTGCCAGGCAACTGGTAACACCCTTGGCGGGGTGTTTGACGGGAAGTATGGGGGTTTTTCCATTAGGAGAAATGTTATGGAAGATGAAGAATCACTTGAATTTTGGAAATGGAAGTGCAAAACTCTTGAAGAGTTAATTGCTGTTCATGAGGCTTCAATAATTGAATTTGAGGCCGCTAAGGATAAATTGATTAATGCGAAGCAATCTCTAAAAGAAGCAAGAGCTTTTACATTAGATGATTACTTTAAGCAAAAACAAAAGTAACGTGCTTTAAATCACACCGGTTGTATTGTTCAATACAGCCGGTTTTTTTTGTCCTTTAGAAACGAGATTTACTGGTATAAATTAGCAATCTCAATGGTTATTTAATTCATTATTCACAAATCAAAAAAACATGAAAAAGTTACTTTTCATTTTTGCACTCCTGGTTCTCTCGATCGGGTTCACCAACGCCGGCTCTGTTGCCGACCAGTCTCCACCCGGCAATGCGACTGAAGTAAACGGCCTGCAGGTAGAACTGATGGTTATGGCTATCGTTCCCTGTCAGGCTTCAGTTGCTATTATGCCGGTTGCAGATTACCAATTCAGTACTTATGCACGGCTTATTTGGCCAACTGCATTTATTGATGTTATGTATTGCTCTAGTGGCGGAATTCCCTTTAGATGGCTTAACTCCGACATGACAGCGATAACTACTAAGGATGCAGATTTCAGTTTCAAATATAAAAAGCCTATGGTTTACCCTTTGAAAACACTATTATTTCAAAGATTGAATTTGGCTCCATGCACACAGAATCTTTCCAATGCACCTGTTTATATACGTTGCCCTGCCTTCTCCTAGTTGCTTGTTTAAGTGAAGCCGAAGCCCCCCTGCTGTGAAGCCCGGGGGCTTTTTGTTGTCCTTTAAAATTGAGCCTTGATGCTGTAAACTTGTAGAAAAAAGAAAACATGGTTTTAATCAATCATCTGCATAAAATGGTAGAGCGCGGATTGTTCTCCATAAGCTTCGTGGCTGAATCAGGCGAAGTGATACACATAAAGGAGTGTATTTGCACCAGTTGGCATTCAGCCGGTCGTACAATGAATATCAAGATCATTCCCTCAAATGAGATCCGCACGGTGAGGCGATGTACTATTATTAACTACAACGACGAGGAGGTGATGTTATGAGCGAAGAATATGTATTTGATGTGCAATATAGCCCTGAAATTCAGGCAATAATTGCAGAAACCAAAACCGGAGATATTTTCAGCGAGCCCGACAGCCCAATCACTATAAATGAAAGAAGAATTGCTCCATGGGGAACTGACAACAATCTCCCAGGGGAGGTTCTGGCGATGATTGAAAAAAGTGAGCTTGTTTCAAGTAATCTGAATTTTAATACCCGGTTGGCCTATGGTCAGGGAATTATGCCAATGCTTAAAAAACGCGATGGCGATAAGTATGTTTATGAACCCTGCGAAGATACCAGGGTACTTGAATTTTTGGAAGCAAACGACATTCAGGGTTATTTTCTTGAGCAATGCACCGATCTGGAAACATTTTTCAACGTATTCCCGGAAATAATCCTCAATAAAGCCAGGAATGAAATTGTAACCATCAGGCACAAAGAGGCAACCTTCAGCAGATGGGCAGTTAAGGATGTAAAGAAAAAGGAGATCCGGAAACATTATTATGCCGATTGGTCAAAAACGCCATCGTTTAATGATATGGAAGAAACTGAGGTATTAAGCCGTTTCAATACTATAAAGGACTTAAATGATATAGTTTCCGGTACAAAACTTTCACGATTTATTATTCCAATAAATTTCCCAACGGCCGGCAAAGTTTACTATCAGCGCCCTTCTTATTGGTCTATCTTCCAAAGCGGATCCTTTGACTTCAGTACAATGATATGGGAGTTTAAAAAGGCTCTTCTTAAAAACGGGCTCAGGGTTAAGTATATTATCTACGTTTCAAGTAAATACTGGGATAAGATATTCGCTGAAGAAAAGATCGACAGGAACGATCCCAAGGCCGTGAAAGCTCGCAAAGATGCTGAAATAGCGAAATTCCGCAACTTCATGGGATCTGACAAAAACCACGGAAACGGTTTGATGGCCACAAAAGAAATGGTTGCATCAGGAAACAGCGCGATCGAGGAAAAATACATCACTGTTGAGACGATTCCATCTGACATAAAAGGCGGTGAATATCTTGATGACAGCTCAGAAGTTAGCAGCATGATCAGCTATGCAATGGATGTTCATCAGAACCTGATTGCCACATCTCCAGGAAAGAATCCGGGAAGTATGAGCGGCACCGATAAACGTGAGTTATTCATGATTAAAGCTGCAATGAAAAGGCCATTTCGGGACCGGTTAATCAGACCAATGCAAGTTGTTAAGGCTTTCAACAAATGGCCGGCGAACCTTGAATTTCTTGTGCCGGATTACCAGTTTACCACACTTGATGACAATAAAAAAGGCAAAGAAGAAACCACACCAGATCCAAACGCAAAATGATAATCGACGATATCATAAAACTCAAAGAAATTATCCCCACGATCGCAGTATCTGATGATGCCGATTTTAACAGGTATAAAGGCTATTTGACCAACGCTGGCAAATGGCTGAAGCGAGAATTAATCGGTGCTGAATTATTTGCCCTGGCAAATGCCGAAACTGTGGCAGATAATTATACAGAGCTGAAGGATTATTGCGCTGTGGTTGTAGCCTATAAGGGATATCTGGAGGCAATCCCGTTTCTTGATCTTGTTGAAACAGAAACAGGCTTTGCAGTACACAGCGATCAAACTCTGGCACCAGCTAGCCCAAAAAGGGTTGAAGAATTGCGAAAAGCAACAGCCGCAAGTCTTGATGAGGCCGTGGAGGATCTTCTGGAATTTCTGGAAGAAAGCGAAGCTTATCACGAAGATTGGAAAGGATCTGCAACCTATACCCTGATCAATGACAATTATATTAAGTCGCTCAGGGAGTTTAGGAAGTACGGAAAGTTTGAAGGTTCCCGGATTGATTTTATTAAAGCACGGCCGGCACTCACCCGGGCACGCAGGCAATTAATTGAGCCAGTGATATCGCAAGAGCTGAGCGAGCAGATTATAGAACAAATACGTGATGTTGACCTTAACGAAGCAAATACCGCTATAATTGAAGATTTGCGCTTTGCCCTGGCTGGATTTGCCACTGGCGAAAATGCACTTGCTGAAAGCTCACTGGCTCGTGTAAGGAAAAAACTTATCAAGACTCCAGCCGATTATCCTTTATTCGAAGAATCTGATATCTATGCGGATTATCTGGCAAGGCTTAATCCTCCGGAAGAAACTACATTTTTAAACTGCGGAATATGACACAAACAGTAAGCATAACCATCCCCCAGGGATGGGAAAAACTCAGTACTGAAAACCTTGAGTACTTATCAAAGCTCATCATTTCCGAAGCATCGGAAACAGAGATTATGATCAGATGCTTTCTGAAGTTTGCAGGTATGAAAATCATAAAAAAAGATCCGGTTGTGGTTGGCTCTGATCTTTGCTACTTGTTCAGGAAAAAAGGATATAAAAATTTCTTATTTGATATTGAGCGGGCTGCATTTGCTGCCGAAAAAATGAGATTCCTGGTTAATCCTCCAACGCTGTTCAGGCTTCCGGAGCGGGTTAAAAATTATGTGCCGATTGATTGGCGATTGTTCAGCGTAAGTCTTGAAGAATATCTTTTGCTCGATCAGTATTACAATGAATTTCTAAAGACACGGAAAGCATCAGATCTTGATGTAATGATGGCAATTGCTTACAAACCAAAGGGCGAAAAATTTGATGTTTCAATACTCGCAAAATTGGCTAACCGGTTCAAAAAAGTTCCTTTGTACCGGAAGTACATAGTTTACTTGTGGTTTACTGCAGTTAAAGCCTGGTTCATTAATAAATACTGGTTTGCTTTTAACAGATCCTCCGGAGGCGGAGAATCAACCCCCGATGAAATGGTACTGGGCATTCTCTCGGCGCTCAATGGCGGAAATGTTACGCTGAATAAAGAGATACTTGCCACCAGTGTTCACGAAGTACTTTACGAAATCAATCAATTAATTGAAAGGACTGAGAACAATGTTTAACACATTCGAATATCTCGACAGTGTGAAAGCTGAATTGCCTATACATGAAATACTCAAGGCTTCAGGTATCACCAGAATGGAAGAAATGTTGCAGAACATTCGCAACCTGGGCGAAAATGTAATCGTTGCCCGTGATAGTGCAGATGGTCACCTGAACATGAAAGATCGCAGACTCGATCACGGTTACAACATGTTTTATGTATTCTCCAGGGCAAAGGTTAATGATCAGCAGTCGGTTCTGCAGGCCAAAAGGAATTCTATGGTTAATGGCATTAAAATACTCGAGCGCATCAAGCGCGATTCTGAAGATTTCTCACAGGCAGCCTTTGGAGTTAATTTCTCACGGATCGATTACAATGAACTAGGTCCAATTGCCGGAACCTTTTACGGATATTCATTTGGATTTTTGGTTGAACAAGGATTCTGATGGCAGAAAATCTGAACCTAAACCTAACGCTTGAGGCCTGGGCTGAAATCGTGATAAAGGAATGGCTTTTGGCTATGGAAGCTTTAAGGGTTGTAGATACCTATACACTGATCGAAAGTTTGGAGAGTAAAATATTGGTAGACTCAGGCGGTGATCCCTATAAGATCTTATTTGCTTTTGAATGGTATGGTAGAATGGTTGATTATGGGGTAGGAAGGTATGTTAATCTTGAAGACCGGGACGCTATGATTGCGGCCGGCTTAACCACACGGCGACCAAAGCCCTGGCTAACCGATACTTTTTACAAGCAATTGGAAGTGTTAAGGCATTTGCTTGAAGAGAAACATGCAAAGCGAATTGAATATTTGGTTGTGCGAAACCTTGATGATAATGCTGATTACGGACATAATGAATTAAAAGTATGAGCAGACAGGCAAAAATTGATGTAACCATCAATGGCGAACAGGCGAAAGCCAGGCTTGCCGAAATAAAAGAAGATCTCAAGCAGATTAAAATTCTGCGCGATAAAGCTGCAGCTGAAGGTGATACAAAGGGCTATTCGCAGCTGAATAATGAAATGAAAAAGCTCACTTCTGAAGCAAGGAAACTTGAGAGGGCAAGTTTCGATGTCAACAGCGTTCTCAAAAATATGTCTGGTGCATCTCAGCTAGAACTTGAAAATGCGCTAAGGGCAGTTAATCGTGAAATGAAGGAAATGAAGCGCAATGATCCTGGTTTACTTGACAAGAAAGCACAGGCCGCAGCGCTCAGTACTGAGTTAGATAAGCTCAAGGGAAAAGCAACCCAATCCGGGATGAGTTTTGGAAAAATTGCAGATGGTTTTAATAAATACTTTGGTATGGCCACTGCTCTGGTCGCAACATTTACAGGTGTGATTTTTGGGTTTAAAAAATCGATTGATGAATTCAATCAATTTGAAAAAAAGGTTGATAATTTATCTGCACTTACAGGACTAACAGGGGAGAATCTTGAATATCTGACGGAGCAGGCTAGAAACCTATCAACAGAAACAATTCAGGGCAATATTAGAATTACAAAAAGTGCGGATGCAATTGTTGATGCTTATACTAAAGTAGGATCTAAACGGCCTGAATTGCTTGCAAACAAAGAGGCACTGAATGAAGTCACAAAAGAAGCAATGATTCTGGCTTCAGCTGCAGACTCAGAACTAGATCCTGCTGTTGACGCACTCACGATGACGTTGAACCAATTCAATGCATCTGCAGATGATTCGAGAAGGATTATTAATGTACTGGCTGCTGGTTCAAAATTTGGTGCCGGAAATATTCCATATCTTACAACTGCAATTGAGAAATCAGGGACAGTTGCATCTGATGCAAATATCAGTATTGAAGAGTTGGTAGGTACGATAGAAACACTGGCACCGCGAATGACTGCTCCGGAACAAGCGGGCACCGGTTTGCGAAATGTAATTTTGAAACTCCAGCAAAGTACTGAGGATGTAAATCCGGCTATTCAAGGATTGTTGCCGGCACTTGATAACCTGTCAAAGAAAAATCTATCAGTTGCTGAAATGTCGAAGCTGGTAGGGCTTGAAAACATTACAGTGTTAAAGATTTTGATGAACAACCGGGATGAATTGCAGAATTATACTGCAGCAGTTACCGGGACTTCAATTGCTCTTGAGCAAGCTGCAATCAATACTGATAATAATGCTTCTAAACTTGAGCAAGCCAGAAATAGAGCTGCACTCATGCGTATAGAACTTGGAGAGAAGCTGGCTCCTGCTTTAACTTTTAGTACAAATAGTTTCAGCTATCTGGTTAAGGGTATCATGTCCTCAATCAAGATGTTTAACGATAACAGATCTATTATCCTGTCAACATTGGCGGCTATTGCGGCTTATACTGTTATTGTATATGGAGCTACTGCAGCTAAGAAAATTTATACAGCTGTAGTTACTATTGCAACTGCAGCAGTTAAGGCTTTCAATGTTGCAAGTAAATCTTCGCCATTTGGATTGATTGCCGGGGCAATTGCATTTGCTGTAACTTCCTGGATCACACTCAAAGATCAGATAAAGAGTACCACAAAAGAGCAGGAAGCTTATAACGATATCCAGGCTGAAACAAAACGCCGCACAGTTGAAGAGGTTGGCGAAATGAAAAGGTTGTTTGATGCTCTTCGAGATCAAAATACCTCACAGGAAGTGCGTAAAGTTTTGATAAAGGATATTAATGAAAAATATAAAGATTACCTTCCAAACTTACTTACCGAGGAAAGCACTCTCTATGATATAAATAAGGCCTATACAAATGTAAACAAGGCAATGCGCGAAAAAATTGAGTTCATGGTTAAAGAGTCTAAAGCAAGAGAAACATATTTAAAAATATACGAACTTGAATTAGAATTTGAGCAAATTGCCGCTCAATCAGCAGCTGAATATAATAAAGAGAACGGTATTGTTGAAGGTGTGAGAGGTGCAGCTAGAAGCCGTGCATTGAACAATTTACGTGAGGACATGAAAGAACTGTCTGCTTTATATGAAAAAATCATGACCGAAATAAACTATGGACCTCAGAATCATGACTATTCAGGTGGCAGAAAAACTAAAGATGATGATGATGGCGGCGGCGGTGGCGGCGGCGGCGGAGATGATAAAAAGCTAAAAACCAAATACGAAAAGCTATCCGCTGATATTGCTAAAGCGAAGAAAGAACTTGAAGCTTATGCAGCTTCAGGCGACTCTGCAAATTCAAAAGCAGCGGGGGCTTTACTCAAGCAGCTCGAGGGACAAAAGCATGTAATAGACGGAATTATAAAAGCTGGAGGGAATGTTGAAACATATCTTGAAGGTCTCACAGATTCCACATTTGCTGAACTCGAGGAGCAAAATAAAGATTGGACAGAGTTTTATAAAACTCTGGAACCTGAAGCTAAGCGGTATTATGACAATCTTGCAGATTTACAAAAGCTAAAAACTGAAGGCGAAATAGCCAGCATTATCGCTACCCAGGAAGCTCATGAAAAATCGATTGAGGATAGGATTAAAAAAGAAGAAGAGTGGAGGAAGGCTGGTATTGACATTGCAAGTGACCTAGCAAATGCCGGTTTTGATATTTATTCGGATCGATTAGACAAAAAAACTGATGCCCAGCTCTCAGCATTGGACAGGCAAAGAAACAATGAACTTAAGAATGAAAAACTTACCGAAGAGCAGCGCGAAGCAATCGATAAGAAGTTCAGAGCTCAGGAAGCAAAAATTAAACTCGAAGCCTGGAAAAAACAAAAACAGGCAGATGTAATTTCTTCATTGATAAAAACAGCTTTGGCTGTTGTCAATCAGCTCAGTGGTGGTGATCCCATTACTGCCCCAATCCGGGCTATTGCTGCCGGTGCTACGGGTTTAATTCAAACCGGGATCATTATAGCTAAGAAACCACCTGAATTTAAATCCGGAGGTTTTACAGATAAATCCCTGAGCGATGATACTCCGGTAGGAGAGGTGCATGCTAATGAGTTTGTGAATAATGCCGATGCGGTGCGAAATCCAACCATCAAGCCAATCCTGGATATTATCGATTACGCTCAGCGTGCAGGCACGGTCCGCAATATTAATCTTCCGGCGCTCATCGCATCGAAGGAAAAACAACTGAAGTCGGGCGGGTATACTTCAGCTGCAGATCAGAATTCAGCATCACTGCCACTGCCGGCCGATATTTCAGGATCTGCTATCCTGGTTAATGCTTTGAATAAATTTACACAGGCAGTTGACCGGCTTCAAGCCGATGGGATTGAAGCAAATGCCAAATGGGTGTATCAGGATTTTAAGAAGCTTCAGCAGAAAGAAGAATCGGCGATCAACGACACTATTTAAGTATGTCCTTTAATTTTAATCACCAGAGCATTAAACTTGCAATATGTTTGCTATAACCTCTTCCCCTTTAGCTTTATCTTTAACTGGCATGCCACTGCCTTTCACAATTGCGAGCGATCGCGATGAAGATGATTACCGGATTATGGCTCTGCCTTTCCCTGGAGATCCCGGGGCACCGGTTGATATTATCAAAAGAGGCGGATACTCAGATGTGCATTTTGAACTGTCCGAATATTTTTTCAATAAAAGGATCTCTGAGTATTCAAGCCTGTCTTCTGCAGTGCATCAGGATGCATGTCAGCAAGCAACAATTGCTTTTGAAGAGTATTACGGAAATCCCCCTTCCGGAAGCAATCAAATTACCTGGACTGGATTGCTGATTGGCGGCAGAATTCCAAGGTGGAAGCAATATGAGTTTAACTCATTATACCCGAGCTTCAGCAATTGGATTACAACAGCAAAGCCATTTCTTACATTTGCTCCCCGCACTGGCAAAAGGGTACAACCCGATCAGCCTGAAAGGCTTTACTGGCTGAATACTCTTTCAGCAACTCCAGCAACACTCACACTTATTTGCGGTGTTTACTTTACCGATGGCTCATTTGTTCTTTATGATCCCGGCGTTAGCCTGGCAACAAACCCAAACACTGTAGTTTCATTTGCAACTGGTTTTGCCCAGCTGGGCATAAATACCTGGATAGCGGCAAATCATCCAGGAAAGGTTGTAACGAATTATTATGTACAGGTTAGAAACAATGGCGGAGCTGCAGTAAGCGAAGCATTTTTATATACGCTTGATCATAACGATTACGCATATAAACGTTACCTGATATTTAAAAACAGCCTCGTAGGTTATGATTGTATTGCACTCACAGGTGAAGCCGATGAGTTCACCGATATTGAGCGATTTACAGCTGAGCGGGTACCAGATGTAAATTTTCCAACCCGGCTTCATAAAACAGAGTATAAGAGTATTGCCTCTGAAGTAGTAAAAGTAAACACCGGATTTTTGAGCAATGACGAGCGCAACTGGCTCAACGAATTATACCTGAGTAGCGAAATTTATGAGGTTAGTGGATCTAATCTTATCAGGATCCTCATTAAATCAAAGCAGTTGGAACGGTCAAAAAGAATCTTTGAGCCCGGAAGTGTTGAAATTGAGTATGAACGCTTATTCCTGGCTGAGAAATGAGTTACTGGAAAACACTTCTTTCTCGAGTAAGCGGGTTCAGGCCCCGGGCAAACCAAATGGACGAGCAAACATTTGGCTGGAATGTTCGTGATGGCAAATGGTTTGGACTGAAGGTATCATCAACCGGTGTAAGGCAGGTAGTTGAATTGACAGGATCTGCACCAGGAAGTTCAGATCCGCACCTCCGGGCACACCAAATCGATTCACTTGAAGATCACCCACCAGTACCGGAAGAAAATCGAAATAAACTCGTTGCCACCAATGCTGAAACAGGCGCAATCGAATTAATTGCAAAGGGTAGTCTTGACAAAACATTCCGGTTTTCACAGAGTATGCCCGACAGCACATGGCAAGTTAATCACAACCTTGAAAAATATCCGGCCGTATCTATAACCGACACTTCAGGTAATGAAGTGGAAGGGGAGGTTCGGCATATTGATCAAAACAACTTAGTATTAAACTTCTCAGCCGCCTTTGCCGGGTATGCTGATTTAAATTAAAAACACATGGGACGTAAAGTTTTCCTGGTCGATATCGACCTTAATCGAAATCAACTGGTTCAGGTTCGTATTGAGAATCTGGCTACAGCTCCAGCCGGTCCAGTGGCAGGGCAAATCTACTTTGATACAACACTAAATAAACTCAGGGTTTGGTCAGGTACAGCCTGGTTAACCATGGATGATTTGAATGATCCACGTACTCCAACGAGTCACGTTCTTGCAACGGCCACAGCTCTTGGGGCTGAGCATACTATTTCCGGGGCTTCTGTTGGGCATGTTCTTCGGGCTTTCAGTGCAACTGAAGCCAGGATGCAACAACTTGCGCACTCTGATTTGAGCGAAATTGGAAGCAATAGTCACGCTCAGATCGATACTCACATCGGGACTGCTAATATTCACCGGGAGTTGAATGATGCACTCACATCAACGACAAACCTGTGGTCAGCACAAAAGATCAATGATCTTATAAGTGCATTACAAAATGCAGTCACTGGTGCTCTTGTTTTCAAAGGAGGCTATGATGCTGCAACGAACACTCCTAATCTGGATTCATCACCACCGGCAGGTACAGTTTTGCAAGGTTATACTTACGTTGTAACTGTTGCTGGTAACTTTTATACCGAAGCTGTGCAGGTTGGCGACATGGTAATTGCTAAGCAGGATAATCCATCAGCTCTCGGACACTGGACACTTGTAAATAAGAATATCCCGGATATCCTTGATGCAAGCGAAACTCAAAAAGGTATTGTTGAGCTGGCCACTGGTGCTGAATCATTGACCGGTACTGATAACACCCGGGCTGTTCATCCGGCTGGATTGAAATATACCCTGGACAATAGACCAGCAACTGAAACTGTCAGGGGTTTGATAGAATTAGCAACTCAGGCAGAAGCTAATACTGGAACAGATGCCGAGAGAGCAATTACTCCGGCCACTCTTAAGGGTGTATTAGCTACAACCGGGACATTAACTCTGGCAAGAAAATACACTCAGTTACTTACAACCAGTGCATCCAGTTACACGATTACACACGGACTTGCTACACAGAACGTATCAGTGAGTGTTCGTGATACGGCCACTCCTTTTGCCGAGGTCGAAGTTGATGTTACGATTCCGAATGCAACAACAGTGGTAATTGCTTTTAACACTGCTCCAGTTGCAAACAAGTATCAGGTAGCAATAATCGGTTAATGCTATGCCTTCGAAGAAAATCTTAGTTCAGGAAGATCACGTGTTTGTTCCTTTAGCAAACGTACCTTCATCTGGTTTCTTAGCATTTTATCCAAAATCGGATAATAATTTCTACCTCAAAACAGCAGCAGGCGTAGAGAAGATGTTTGTTGCTGTCTCTGAATTTGCAGGTAACGGAGATACATTGGTATTTAATGGTTCAAACTGGATAAACAACAACTACATAAGGTCTGAGGTAGGAGAAAATTACAACTCAATTTACCTGATTTCAAACGATATTGATGGTGATTTTGGTGATACTGAGATTTACTTTAGCTGTGAAGAAGGCATTAGCCTTATGACTAACAAGGGGAAGCCTAATGTTCATGGTGTTGCAATAGACTATCTAGGTATTAGGAGTTCTAAACTTACAGGGGTTGGCGAAAGGTATTTGGTTGCAGATTCGCAAGGTTATATAAAAGTTGCTACTACCCCGATTGATAATTATTGGCAGCTTTCCGGGGGCTTTTTATCCCCAATATCATCAAACAATCATTTGTCTGTAAATGAGAATCAAATAGAGGCAGGGTATTTGAAACTAACAAGTGAGGCCACTTCTTATGTCCGTCTTATGCGTTACCGGTTGTCAGGCGGAGTTCCAACTACATTATTGAACGGGGACTCCTTGGGATCGCTGGAATTCTATGCATCTGATGCTAACGGGTATGCAAACGGAGCCATTATTAAAGCCGCAGCAGTAGGGAACCATGCTGAGAAAAGTTACCCATCCTCTCTGGAATTTCATACATGCCCAACAGGGGGGAGTAATCCTGAAATTAGAATGACAATCAGAGAAACTGGTCTGGTTCAGATTAATAAAGGATTAACGGTTAACTATGCCCAGCAAGGAAGTAGCCTTACTGTAATGGGGCAATCGACAGGTTTGTCTTTTATAGCAACAAGCGGTGGACAGGTTGCCATTAATCAAAACCCGCTTCCATCTACCCTTAACGTTGGAGGAAGCTTGTCGTTAAAAAGCAGGTATATAACGGCTGCAAACCAAACGTTAAGTTCTAATGAATTTATGATTTATCTGAATGCAGGGGCAACGAGCCTTTATCTCCCTGCGGCAAATGGATCATCCGATAGATTGTATTTTGTTGCAAACGCAAGCGCATCTTCTGTAACTCTGCGCGTCCCCTCTGGAGATTCCTTAAACAATGTCCTCAATGGCACTTTCAGCATAAAAGGGGCAGGCTTTACAATAATTCTCCAGGGAGCCTCAATTAGTGGAGCCGGCTGGTTTGCTTACGAATTAAGATAAAACACATCAAACTTTTAAACTAATGAAAAAACTAAAACTGAACATCAAAGAACGGGTAATCCTTTCTGACATTCTTCCACAGCAGGGAAGTAAACTTCAACAAATCATAGTTCGGAGCATCGCCCGAAAGACTGAATTTACGTCTGAAGAAATTGACGCATTCGGGTTGACTTTCACCGCCCAGGGAATTGGGTGGAATGAAAAGGCAAAATCAGCTGAGTTTGAATTTGAAGTGAGCGATTCAGAGCTGAGCGTGCTCAAAGAAGCTGCTTCGCTGATAGACAAAGAAAACAGGGTTACCCAGCACAATCTGAGTCTTTTAGAAAAGATTGAGGGATTGAGTTAAAAAAGAAAAATTTAAAACTTATCAGGCAGCTGGTTGGCTGCCTGATTTGCATTACATCATGTCTCTCATCAACGACATAATCAACAGGCATATAGACGACCGCAAAGGTCAGCATGTGTTTATCAGCCGGCAGCAAATAGCTGCTATCTGCAGGGATTATGCCAATACAGTAAATTCCAAGCCAAGTCCGGAAAACAAAAGAAGAAAAGTATCTCATTTTGTACATGGCTATTTATTAGGTTACAAGCATCGCTCAAACATAGAATATAATGATACAATGCGTTTATACTGGTTGCGATATGTGGCACCGGAGACAGAAAGAAAAGCAGCTGAGATCGAATTGAGGAATTTGGAGATCGTGGAGCCGGAAGTGATCATAAAATAAATAGACTCTTAGTATTTTTTTATATCTTTCGGCAATTAATCATTATTTTTATGAGTATACCAAACAATACACTTTATTTAAGTGAAGTCGTGAAGTACTTTTCGGGTGTCCAAAAAATAATTTCAAGCGCCAGTTATTGTGTTCACAACCTCAGAGAATTGTCCAATCATCCGGAAGGAACTGAAAGCCTCAATTTTAAAGTAAAGCAGATGCTTTTTTTTAAATATTATGCTCATCAGATGTTTTTTATTTCGGTAGTAGAATTGACAAAGCTTTATGCCCAAAATGGAGATAACCATCATTTTTGCTTCAAACAATTTTTTCATAGACTTGAAAATTGGGAGTATGGCGAGGACCTTAAAAATCTGCTCAAATCAAATATAGTTAGCCCTGATGCCATTGACCAAGGCCTTACTAAACATCTGCACACTTCAAAAGAATCTATAGTATCACAATTAATCTCTTTAAAAAAGCAGTTGGATGAAAATTCTGAATCAATACAAAAGGTGTTAACACATAGAAGTAAGCTATATGCTCATTATGATAAGAATGTCTCGAAACTCACATTGTCAATTTCTTTAAATGACATAGAGTGTTTATTAGAACTTGCTAAGTCTATTTACTATAATTTGCATGGTCGAATATATTACACGGAAACTAATTTTGATTTTCCAGAACCCAAAATTAAAAGTATCATTCAAATGATTGAGAAAGGATATTATTTGTGAAACCTTAATTATAAGATTAAAAATATTGTAAATTGCACATTATTAATCTAAACCTATCATTATGAAAAAGATGTTACTATCTATCGCTTTTATTATGGCGGTAACGTGCAATTTCGCACAAAGCAAACAAGAGCTAAAGCTAATGATCTCATCTCTTGAAAATCGATTAGAGGTATTAAACAGTAAATTTCAATCTCTTGAGAGAACCGTTAATTCTCAGGATTTAGAGATTACAAACCTAAAGTCAAAACTTGCCGAAACTCAAAGTAATGTGTTAAATCTGGCGGGAAAAGTTGGAGAAAAAACTGAAGTGGTCCCGGAAACCAAAACCGCTTCAAACAAAGGTAGATGCAAGGCAATTACAGCAAGCGGAAATCAGTGTTCAAGAGATGCCCAGGACGGTTCAGAGTATTGCTGGCAGCATGTTAAAACATATGATCCTAAAAGCACCTCTACTTCAGGTTCTGTAAAATCATCTACAAAATCATCTTCTTCAGGTTCCGCCACTGGATCCGGGCGCACTATTCACACGGGTCCTCGCGGAGGTAAGTATTACATAAACAGCAATGGTAAAAAGGTTTACGTAAAATAATGATGTTATGAAGATACTTTCATTAATAATACTCCTGCTGCTTTCATTTCAGCAGGAAGTAATAACGGGCAAAGTAATTGGCGTAACCGATGGCGACTCTGTTGTTCTATTGCTTGAAGACAAAACTCAACTGAAGGTGAGACTTGAGGGCATTGATTGCCCCGAAAGCCATCAGGATTATGGCGAAAAAGCAAAACAGGAAACTGTTAGGCTATGCTTTCAAAAAGAAGTAACACTCCACAAAACAGGCCTGGACCGCTATGGCCGAACACTTGGTTTTATTTTTGTTGGAGATACAAATGTAAACCGTGAGCTGGTGCGAACCGGCTATGCATGGCATTACAAAAAATACAGCAAAGATCCTGATCTTGCTGAGTTGGAGCGAAATGCCCGATCTCAACGGCTTGGATTGTGGTCGCAACCCAATCCTGAAGCTCCATGGGATTTCCGGCATAAATAGCTTATGTCCTTTGAAAGCGGCTCCGGCCGCTTTTTCTTTGTGATAAATTCACAAAGATGCTATCAATCAAATTAGGCAACTACATTGCTGATCTTTCAAAAAGTCAACTTTCAATAGTTCGCACTTCTCCATATCCCGGAGTAGCTGTTGGCAACCAGGGCGGAAATTTTATATTTAATTTTACTCTCCCTGCAACCGATGAGCTGAAAGCTGCACTTAAATATGCTCATCGGCCGCAAAGCGGTTCATCTGTAGTTTACGAACCCTATCACTTTGATGCCGGCAGCGGGTTGGTATTTGAAGGAATGGCCAAGGTCGTCGAAAGCTCCAGTGAGGAGTATGAAATATTCTGCCCGGTCGAAAATGGCGATTTTAATTTTGCTGCAAAAAAGATAAAGCTTAATGAAATTGAGCTTGGTGGTGATCGTTTGTTGGATAGCGATCGTGAACGTGTTAATGCTAAAATTGGCTATGTAATTGATGTAGACCAGGGATCTGAAGAAGACTTTTCAGTCGAAACTGTTTTGCCATTTGAGTCTATTAGTACGAATAATTTTGGCGAATTAAATGAAGCTGGAGATACTTTTACTTCTGAAGTTGAAACATTATTAAGCTTCATTTTTGAAATTAATCCATGGAATAATCTATCAAATTTAGCTGAATTCAGATTATTTAAAAATAATGCCCTGGTTGGATCTAAAGTACTAAACGGTTACTATAAAGAGATTGCAAGTTTTGATTTGAATGCAGCTGTTGGTGATGTTTTTACATGGCATATTTATATTGAATCCACTTGGGGTGGATATGATTACCGTATATTTTTCAGAATTTATGCAGATACCAGTATACTGGTTAGTAAAACTATATCGCAGGTGCTGACTCAAGCAGCCGGCAGTATTTATCCCGAGTCTGACTTTACTGTTTTTCCACTCGAGAACCCACAGGCATTTGATAGTTGGGATGATGATTTTTATCAGGCAGACAATTTTTCAATAAAGGAGATCTATTCGAAATATTTCAAGGTGCTCAATTATTGGAAAGATGGTATCTTTCCTTATTATCTTACAGGTGAAGTTGCTGATGGCGAAAATGAATATAAGGCATTCAAGGCAGGGAATCTGATTGTGCCATTTCCTTACATTGCATATCTAATAAAGAAAATACTACAACACTTTAAGTTAAGATGTGATGTTAATCCTTTTGAAGATCAGCTTAAGCGTGCAGTATTGGTTAATCATTTTATAGAAAACGAGTTTTTGGATAACGACGCAAAGCTTGTTACTTCTAAAGCAGGATTTAACTTACAGGATCACGTTCCGGAATGGACTGTTTATGACTTTTTGAAACATCTATGCAATTTATTTGGATTAGGTTACGAGGTCGATAATCAGCGCAGCGCTATTGAATTCCATTTTCTCGATGATATTCTTACAACTGATGATTATATTGATATCTCTCACCTGGTAATTGGGAAAATCAGGGTTAAACCACCTGCAGTAACAGGTATTAAAATTGAGCATAAGCCTGCTTCTGAAGATAAATATTTTGATTACGTGAAATCACTTGATGGGTTAACATATAAAGGAGAAATTCAAAGATGGTTAGATTTGCCTACGGGACAAATTAATGATTGTTATTTCGTTAAACAGATGGATAGTTACTATGCCTTTAAATATGATCCGGATATCTATGCATTTGGATGGGTTGTATATTCGAAAAATTTCAAACAATCGATAGTTACCGGAAAATCGGAAGGTGCAATTGAGATAAGTTCTGATATCTACCCTGTTATAATGAGAAGCCCATATTGGCTTGATGATGTAATTGGAGCACCTGAGTGGCGCTTATGGCATATTCCTGCAAGTCATCAGGCATGTAAGTTTGAGGGTGCACCTGAAATGTATCAAACTAAATGGATGCCGGGTGTGCTTTGGTATCATGGCATGGTAAAAGATAATCAGGAGAATGATTACCCTTTTGCTTCTCCTGGTATAAAATATCCCGATGGCGCAACAATTCCAGGAATGAATTTTTCTCTGAAGCTGGAGGGCGAAACCGGGCTTTATACAAAAAAGTGGAAACGTTTCGCCGAATGGCGCATAAATGCCAGGGAAGTCGTGGTTCCAATACTTCCGGATTCGGAGTTTATTCGCACTTTGAGATTCAATAGAAAGTATATGATTGATGGAGTAAGATACATTATAGCTGAATTTAGATGCAATATTTCAAGCCATGGACCTGAACCCGGTGAGCTTACTATGCTCAGATTATAATGTCCTTTGAAAGCGGCTTCGACCGCTGTAAACTTGTAGAAAAATCACAGTTATGGTAACACCAGTCAAAGGGCGAGTCTCATCAAAATTTGGATACAGAATACATCCGATCACAAAGGAAAAAAAATCTTTTCATAATGGGGTTGATATATCAGCACCGGAGGGCACGCCGATCGTTGCTCCGGTTGCTGGTAAGATAACCGAATTCTGGACTCATGACAGGGGTGGCCATTGCCTCGCTTTGACCTCTGCAGATGGATTGTTGCGCTTCGGATTTGCTCACCTGAGTAAACGTTTTGTGAGTCGCGGGGCAGTTGTTAAACAAGGCGAACTGATTGCTAATGTTGGAAATACCGGAGTTTCAACAGGAGCTCACTTACATTTTACAATGAAAAAAAACGGATCATGGATTGATCCTCAGTTACACTTTAGTTTCTAAACTTCTTATGTTGCTCGAACTCTTTATTACAGCTCTGTCTTCAGGATCCGTTGCAAGTCTTCTGACCTGGTTATTTTCAAAGAAAAGACGTGACAACGATTTTCTTTCTGCACTGCAAAACTCAATTAATATTCTCACCGAGAATTACACCATCACCCTGAACAAGTTGGTAGAAGTACAGCGGCAAAATGCTGAATTAATAGCAGGCCAATTAACCATGCAGTCTGAGATCAACACTTTGAAAAAAGAGAACAGTAAACTGCTTGAAAAAATCAACGAATTAACCAAACTTTTAAAATCAAAAACGCAATGCGAAACATCACCACATTCATAATTTTAATTTTGATCGTTCTTTCTTCATGCATAACCTCCAGGCCTGAGCGATTGGAATCAAAAAGACAGCGCAAATGTGAGCTTGCCAATTATCGTTGGGGGTGTAATCTGTCTTCAGACAGTGTTATGATCATCCGGGAAACCATTACAGAATTGCGGGATACTACCATCTTTTTTTATGTGCCGGCTGATACTGTCAGTGATACTCTGTTTGTGTTTTTTGATGACAATGGTCTTGTAAATAGCAAGCCATCAACACTTGATACTGAGTTTGCCTCCAGCTGGGCACAGGTTGTTCAAGGTAAATTGTATCACGATCTTGTTCAAAAAGAAAAGGAGCTCGCGGCGACAATCAAGGATGCAATTCAAAAGCACTCTAAAATTGAGTACAAGGCCGTTATAAAAACTATCGAGAAGGAAGTTAATCGTTTAACCGGCTGGCAAAAGTTTTTTATAATTATCGGTAAAGTATTCTCAATACTTACCCTTTTCACGTTTGGTTATGTAGTGATACAGGTAATCAAATGGCTGAAGGAAATAGTTAAATGATTCCCTTCAGGAATTCAGGACGAAGGTTTACAACCTTTTGAGATTTCTCACCAAAATGCCTTCTTACATAATGAATCGTAGATTCAAAGCTAGTGTGACCCAGCTGAGCCATAAGTTCTGCCAAGGTTGCTCCGCTTTCCATTAAGATACCGGCTCCAGTGTGTTTCAAACTGTAGAATGAGTATTTTTCAGACAGTTTTAATATGTCACGATAAATCCTGAATTTACGATTAAAATGATTTTTGCCTATAGTTACAGGTCCCGGTTCTCCAAATTTCCCGAAAATGTAAAAGTTTGCATCAAACGCCAATAAGTTTGCATTCAGGATTAATTCTTCAAGAGCCAGGGGAATAGTTACTACCCGTTTTCTCATTTTCGCGTTATTGTCTGCAACATAAGCAGCTTTCCTGTGCAGGTCGATATCTTGCACTTTCATTAGCCTGAGTTCCTGCCCTGGTCTCAATAACAAGAAGAACTGGAAAAGGCTGGCGACAAGCATTTGTTTATCATGCAAGGCGACGTATTCGAGGTATTTTTTCATGTCCCGGTCAGTAATTGGCCGAGCTGCATTGTCAACTAACTTTGAAGCACGAGGGATATCATGAACAGGATTTTCTTTTATAAGTTTTGTCTTTAAAAAATATGCGAACATTGAGCTTATAAGTATGCGGTAATTTTTAACCGTGACCGAATCTAGTTTTCTCTTCTGTATCAAGTAAATAAAGTATTTTGTAATAATTTCATTGGTCAATTGAGACAAAAGAAGTTCACCATAACCGTTACTTTCAAGCCATAACTCAAACCTTCTGATTTTGGATTGATAGGTTTCATAGCTTTTCAAGCTCACGTCGCTTTTCTTGTAAGTAAGGAATTCCGAAAAGTATCTTCTTATTTGATTTTTATCTTTCCTGGTTCTGCCGGTAATAGAAACAACATTATGATATTCAACCTCATCTCTATAAATGACATTATTGCCGTCCCATGGCCGCCATCCTGATTTTAACTTATCAGTTAAATGAGAGATTATTTTTTTTGCATGTCCAGCAACCTGCTCAGGGCAGAGCTTCGCGAAGCCTTTATATACCCTAAATCTTTCAAGGCGATTGGTTTTAATGTAAAAACAACGGTACTCTACAAAATAGGTACCGTTATTAGAATCTACCAAATAGGGTAAAACGACATCAATTTGTTTTTCCAT